AACACAGAGCGCGCGCTTCGCGAAGCTGGTGGCGGGCAGCAAATGCTTGGAGAAGCTGAATCTACAAATACTGTAGGCAGCGGAAATATTGCAAACTTCGATCCGGTACTGATTTCGCTCGTACGTCGTTCGATGCCAAATCTAATTGCTTATGATGTTTGCGGAGTTCAGCCAATGAACGGCCCAACCGGCCTTATCTTTGCAATGCGTTCGCAGTATGCTAACTCGTCAGATCCGAGTGTTGCAGAAGCTTTCTACAACGAAGCCAACACAGGTCACGCTTCGCGTCTCGGCGCTGGCTTAACAGCTGCTAACACCGGTGCTGCTACAGCAACTACTGTTGGTGCTAACACCGTTGGTACAGCACCTGATTCGTCAAACAACGCAGGCAACACGTTCTACAACTACACAATGGGTCTTCTTGTTGGTTCGGCTGAACTACTTGGCGCTAACAGCACATACATCTTCCCGGAAATGGGCTTCTCAATCGAGAAGGTTACCGTATCTGCAAAGACACGTGCACTGAAGGCTGAATACACACTTGAACTCGCACAAGATCTGAAAGCGATTCATGGTCTTGACGCAGAATCAGAACTTTCGAACATTCTTTCGGGCGAAATCCTTGCAGAAATCAACCGTGAAGTTGTTCGCTCGATCATCATCACCGCTGAAAAGGGTGCAACCGATGGTACCACAACTGCTGGTATCTTCGACCTCGACACCGATTCAAACGGTCGTTGGTCAGTTGAAAAGTTCAAGGGCCTTCTGTTCCAAATCGAACGTGAATGCAACAAGATTGCAAAAGAAACACGTCGCGGTAAGGGTAACGTAATCATCTGCTCGTCTGACGTTGCTTCGGCACTTCAAATGGCTGGCGTTCTTGATTACGCTCCTGCGATGAACACATCGTCACTGAACATCGACGACACAGGCAACACATTTGCTGGTGTTATCAACGGTCGCATTAAGGTCTATATTGATCCATATGCTGGCACAAACTTCTTGGTAGTAGGCTACAAGGGTTCGAATCCGTTCGACGCTGGTCTGGTCTATTGCCCATACGTTCCACTACAAATGGTTCGTGCAGTTGATCCAGGTTCATTCCAACCGAAGATCGGCTTCAAGACACGTTACGGAATGGCACCGAATCCATTCGCTAAGGGTACTACAGCTGCTTCGACAACTGCAGTTCTTGAGCAAGATTCGAACAAGTACTACCGTCGCGTTCTTGTTAACAACCTTATGTAATATAAGAGTTGGAACAACCAACCTAAAAACTGGAAGGGGAGTCGAAAGGCTCCCCTTCTTTTTGGCATGTACAATATATAAATAGTGTGTATAATGGGTATTACAGCCGAAGGAAAGATATGACAGCCGTAAATAATATAAACAAAAACTTTCTGTCACCTTTAGGCTATAAGTTTACTTTGGCTCGAGCACCTGCGATTAGCTATAATGTACAGAATGTTCGTTTTCCTGGAGTACAGATGAGTAACGGCGAGAGTCCAACTCCGTTCGTTCCGATTCCAGTCACAGGCAAACTGACTTATAGTCCTCTCGATCTGACGTTTCGCGTGAATGAAGATATGACAGATTATCTCGAGATCTATAACTGGATGGTAGCACTCGCTTCTCCAGTAAGTTTCGATGGATATAAGGCTTTACAGAATTCTCAAGTTGGAGGCACAGCTGCTTTATATTCAGATCTCAACTTACAGATTATGAATAGTAGCATGAACTCGAATATTATGATAACTTTTTATGACGCGTTTCCAACCAGTCTCGGAGATATTGAGTTTAATAGTACAGATACCAGTGTCAATTATATAGAATGTAGTGTAGAGTTTAAATATCTAAGGTATGATATTACTAAATTATAGGATTTGTTATGAAAATTGATGACATTTATGCAGAATGGGAAAAGGATTCCCAGATTAATCGCTCTGAGCTCGGCGACGAAGCGCTCAATATTCCAAAGCTCCATCATAAGTATTTCAAGATCTTTACGCATGAGCGTCTGCTGCTTCGTAAGCAAGAGGCAGAACTCAAGCAACTGAAGCTCGAGAAGCTGGAGTTCTACACTCTCGGACCGACAGAAGAGTCCCATGAAAAAGGCTGGCGCTTGCCACCACAGGGCAAAATACTGAAATCTGAGGTGAATAACTATATAGAAGCAGACAAGGATATGGTGAATCTATCGCTCAAGCTGGGTATTCAGCATGAGAAGATCGATCTCCTTGAATCCATCATCAAGTCTCTCACTGCCCGTGGTTTTAATATCAAGGCTGCGATCGAGTGGGAGCGATTTAAAGTAGGTATTTAATGAGCTCGGTGCATCTTAAATTTATCAATAATGTCCACGTCAAAGTGGAGGCAGAACCATCGACTATCATGGAATTGGCAGACGAGTTCACGTTCTATGCAGAGAACTATAAGTTCCATCCAAAGTATCGAACGAGAATGTGGGACGGCAAGATTCGTCTCATTAACAATCTGACTGGATATGTATACTCGGGTTTAGCAAGGCATATCAAGAAATTTTGCGATGCTCGAAACTATACGTTTTCGTTTGACGAAGAATTATATTATGACGGCGTATCTGAGCATGAACTAAGAGAGTTCATAAATACTCTTGGAATTCCTGAAAAATATGCCATCAGAGATTATCAGTTTGATTCGATCTTAAAGTGCATTCGATCCAATCGAAGAACATTGGTATCGCCGACTTCTTCTGGTAAATCTTTGATGATCTATATTCTGATGAGATGGTATCAGAAGCATAAGGCTTTGATCATCGTTCCCACCATCGGCCTCGTGAATCAGATGGAGAGTGACTTTCGAGATTATGGTTATACTGGCGATGTTCATATGTCCACTCAAGGTTTGAGTAAGTCGAATAATATTGAATGCGATATGGTCATTACCACATGGCAGTCACTCAATAATGGTAAGAACAAGATGCCAAAACCTTGGTATCAACAATTTGGAGTCGTATTCGGAGATGAAGCCCATGGAGCAAAAGCGACTTCGCTTATACAAATTCTTAGCAGTCTTACTGATTGTAAGTATCGTTTTGGTACTACCGGCACGCTCGATGGTACACCTCTTAATGAGACAACAATCGAAGGTCTCTTCGGTCCAAAGTACAAAGCAGTTACCACAAAAGAACTTATGGATCAAGGATACGTATCTAAACTCAAGATCAAGTGTATCGTCCTTAAATATGATGAACAGACAAGCAAAGATCTCAAAGGAAAAACATATCAAGAAGAAATCGATTTCCTCGTTGGTAGTGAAGCTCGGAATAAGTTCATCCGCAACCTCGGACTCTCTTTAAAAGGTAATAAGCTTGTTTTCTTTCGAATTGTCGATCATGGTAAAACACTCTATGATCTCATCACAAGAAGTACTAATCATAATGTTTTTTACATTGATGGTTCTGTTAGTGGTGATATGCGAGAGTCTATACGAAAGGCTCTCGAAGAAGAAGAAAACGCTATCCTCCTCGCCTCGCTCGGAACGACATCGACAGGTGTGAGTATCAATCGACTACATCATATGATCGCAGCTTCTCCATCGAAGTCGAAGATTAAGGTTCTACAGTCCATCGGTCGTATGCTTCGATTGCATGAAGAGAAACAAGAACACGGTGCTATCTTATATGATATCGTCGATGATCTCTCTTACAAATCCCATCAAAACTTTACGCTCAAGCATTTTATTGAACGTACGAAGATTTATGATGCTGAGCAGTTTGACTACGAAATTTACAATGTGAAGGTTTAATTATGTTGAAAGTAATGCATCTCATCAGCTGCGATACTCTTATCGGAGAGGTTGAAGAAAACGAAGACGAATATATTATTACACATCCATTCCTCATGGAAATTGTCGACGACTCAGATCAAGGTTCTGGTGTTCGTATGGATTATTTGTTAGCATTTTCGAAAGATAACTGTGTACATATAAAGAAAAACGTGGTATTGTATAACTATAATCCTTCAGATAGGATGGAAGAGTATTATGGTCGACTCGTCGAATTCACGGCTAAACGTGACAATGATGTCATTCTAAAGCAAACCCTCGAGAGTATGGATGAGATGGATAGTAGATTGAAATCTCTTCTAACACGAAGACTCGTAGGGAAAAGTACAGTAAATTGAGAAAGTCTAAATGATGATTAAAAAGAAACCGACTACCCACTATATCGACAACAAGTTGTTTTATACCGAGATGGTCAAGTTTTGGAACTCGTGTCAAGAAGCCAAGAAGAACGGCGATCCTCGGCCTCCGATTCCAGAATATGTGGGTAAGTGCATCATGCTGATCGCACAGCGGTTGTCAACACGACCTAACTTTATCGGATACTCGTATCGAGAAGAAATGGTCGGTGATGGTATTGAAAACTGTCTGACTTACATTCATAATTTTAACCCAGAAAAATCTACCAATCCATTTGCGTACTTTACACAGATCATTTACTATGCATTCCTACGTAGAATTCAGAAAGAAAAGAAGCACACATACATCAAGCACAAAGCTTTTGAGAATAGCATGATCATGAACACTCTCGTAGATATGGCTCCTGAAGATCGAGCACATTACAGTGCAGCCTTTATCAATGTATCAGAGAAACTCAACGAACTTGTAGAAAAGTTTGAAGCAAAGAAACCACCAAAGCCCGTAGAAAAGAAGGGCGTAGAGAAGTTTATCGAGGACGAAGAAGATGAAGGATAATATTCCAACACTCATTGAGCAAATCAGAGAAAATATGTTGAATGAAAAAACACCTGAACACATTCGGTATAATTACATGATTTCAATGGAAGCCATTCGTGACTATGCAGACAAAGCATTACGTGAATATCAAAGTAACAAGAAGAAGATCTTTAAATGAAAATTGCTTTAATTACTGACACCCATTGGGGTGCTCGTGGAGATTCTGCGGCTTTCGCAGAGTATTTTAATAGGTTTTATTATGACTACTTTTTCCCGTATCTTGCTGAACATGGTATTAATCGTATATTTCATCTTGGGGATATTGTTGATAGGCGTAAGTATATCAATTTTGTCACCGCCAGACATCTACGAAGATTCGTCGAGCACTGTGACAGTTCCGGAATACGTCTAGACGTCATCATTGGTAACCATGATACTTCGTTCAAGAACACGAACGAGGTCAACTCTATGAGGGAGCTCTTCGAGCATTCAACTTATGATATCCACTATTATTCTGATCCTACTGCTGTTGACATTGATGGCACCGAAATCGCAGTCCTCCCATGGATCTGCTCAGGCAACTATGAAGAGTCAATGCAATTCATCAACAACACTCAATCGCAGATCCTTTTTGGGCATCTCGAACTCGCAGGGTTCGAAATGTATAAAGGAGCAGTAAATGATCATGGATTTAGCGCTAGCCTTTTTGATAAGTTTGATGTCGTGTGCAGTGGCCATTTCCATCATAAATCCACGCGGGGTAATATCAATTATCTCGGCGCACCCTACGAAATGTCTTGGTCTGATTACGATGATCCAAGGGGCTTTCATATATTTGACACGGACACTCGTGAGCTGACATTCGTACAAAACCCGTACAAGATGTTTCAGAAGTGGTTCTATGATGATGCCAAATGGCCTAACTACGACTGGATCAAAGGCTTCGACTTCGATGCTGTCAAAGGTAACTACGTAAAGGTCATTGTGAAGAACAAGAATAACCCATTCTGGTTCGATACA